ACAGGCTCCCAGCCTTCACGCATCTTAGAAGATACGTTCTTAGCATCAGACTGTCCCTGTGAGGCAACTCGAATCCAGCGATATGAATACCCCGGCTGTTTATCCGGCTCCGGTAATGCCGAAGCGGGTGCCCAAGCCTTTGGACGTTCTACGTCGGATCGTTTTTCAAGTTCGCGTGCAAGTCTGTTTTCAGCCATTTTAGTTCTCCTGTGTCTTCGCAAATTCCCGAGCATATTGCTCAGGGGTTAAACCTAACTTCTTCGCAATCGACAATTGCGACTGTTTAAGCACTATCTTTTTCGATGATGTGCTGCGCGATGCCGGAGCAACTACTGTGGCAGGTCTATCTGTGCGCGTAACGGGCTTGCCGCCCCCGTTAGTCGTTTTAACATCATCCTCGAAATATTCGGGGAATTTGTTGCGTATTGTTGTATCAATACGTTGATAATACTCATCAGTCGTCGCATACGCCTGACCATTTTTATCCACAAGATCTTCATGCAAACCCAAGGCTAAACTCGTCATCAGCCTATCTCTTCCAAACCAAGGGTTCCGTTCTTGCCACGAACTGGCTTTGGGATCCGGTCTGGGTGCCTGCACTTGCTCTTGGGGACTATTTACAGGAATTTCTTGGGTTTGTAAAGGGGGCCTGTAGTTTTTTATCTGTTGGAGTTTGTAGTTGACCGTAGACAATTGCTCTTGGGCGTCTACTAATTTGTCAGAATCTCCAGAGTCATATGCCTCTTTATAGGCCCGTTTAGCAATTTCCATCTCAAGTTCGGCCGCGCCTTTGGCTGTGTCTATGAAAGACTTCTCCCCATCAGACAGCCTAGATTTAAGACGTTTATTCTCTTCAAGAGCGTTTCTAGCAAAGGCCAAAGCCTCTTGCTGCTCACGAAAAGCCTCTTCTTTGGCCCTACGCTCGTCATGCCAGACCTTCTTTAATTGGCCTAGACGGGCTTTTACCTTATCAGAGTACTCTTCTAATTCATCAGCATCTAAATCTTCAACAACGCTCTTTGGTAAATCCTTTCTCCTTCGGTCCGCCTCTGGAGTGTCATCTACTATTTCTATATCAAATTCGGAATTATCCTTAGACTCTAAGGGTTTACCCTGATCTTCTTTATCTAACTCAAATTCAAAGTCGTCCTTTTTTTGAGTTTCCGCCATGTCTTACTCCTATTTGCGAGAAATTCCACGGGGGTCTTCAACTACACCCTCCACAGAATCGTCGTTGATAATACGAAATTCCCGGCCATGAATCTTTAACCGAGTACCTGCGTGGGGGCGCACGAGAATAAAGTCCCCTTCCTTACACCAAGGTCCACTTGGGAACCTTGCAGCGTCCTTATAGCAATCCGGCCCCATCTTTACGACAAAAAGTACCGTCGTGAGAAGTTCTTCGTGTTGAAGAGTTAGGTCAGATTTAATAATTCCGCTTTCGTACTGCTCATCTATGTTGGGAATTCCACATAAAATGCGATACCCAGAAGGGTCTGGTAACTGCTTTGCTTTTCTGTCGTCCGTATCTGGCAAAACACTTACTTCACCGTCTTCCGTTGCGATGGCAATTTCAGTCATCGTTTTGTTCCACCCTTTCCGCTGTTTCTATAAGAATGTTATTTGCGATCAAAAGTCCACGATAGATACCACAAGCGTATTTGTAGTCTCCAAAGTCTTTTGCGTGACCTAAAACCGTATCGTTTTCAATCACTTTCATTTCCTCTCGTATCTTATCCGCAAGATACTTAAGTAAATCACTGCTCATTTACTCTCCTTTTTGGGGGGATTGCGGCTTCATTATCTGGGCTATCTGAACGCCAAGTTTGGCTTCTTCTAACTCATTTCGGTTAGCCTGTAACCGTTCTTCTCTGGCAACTTCGATGCCAATCTTTGTTCCCTCAAGTTCGTTCTTGGCTTCAATTTGTGCTTGCGCCTGACGTTCCTGAGAGGTGATTCTTTGCTTCTCAATTTCCAACTGTGCCGCTTTGAGTTGAGCGTCTGTCTGATCTTTAGCGGCTTTACGCTGTAGGTCTTGACCCTTAAGTTGGAGTTCTTGCATCTGCATCTGAATGATGGGGTCTTGCGCTTGTTGCTGTGCCTGCTGTTGTGCAGCGGCGGCTTGGTTTTGCTGAAGCAACTGCTGGGAGGCTTGGGCTACCAGACGGGACAATGCAAACTCAATATCTTGTGGGATCTGTTTGTCATCATCAAACGTCGGTATCGGTGCTCCAACCTGCTGCTCAATTTGATTGCGATACATATATCCAAAGTGCTCGGCAATATGAGACTGTAGTGCGGCCATCATTTGATTCGCCATTGGGTTTTGTCCAATCATCTGGGCAGTCATTGGATCCTGCATAAACGATTGGTGGGTCTTAATGTGCGCTTCGTGATCTTGATAAGCAAACGCTTTGAGCGGCTTTCCTTTGATCACATCCATGTTTTCTGATACTGGATCTCTTGGCTTTTGATCATCCTGCATAGGCACTAACTTAGAGGCGTTCTTGATTCCAAGAACCTCAAGCATCTGCCGATGTAGATAAGGTAGGTCATAGAGTTGTGGGGCCTGTTGGGCTAACTGCATGACCGCCTGATACTGGACAACCTTTTGCGACATCGTGGCCGCATTGGGATCACTTACCGGGATTACCTCAACAGCATCGTAATCCGACTGTTTTGCTCTACGGCTACCCTCTTCCGGCTCGTATGAGTAATCTTCAGGGGTGTAATCACGGATGATGTCGCGTAGAAGTTTGAACTCCTGCTTCATCGAGTAGTGAATACGCGCCTGAACGGCTGACATTACTTTAAGCGTGCGCTCAAGAATAGCCAGCGTAGTCCCTACTGGGGACTGGGCGCTCATGTCGGCAACCTTTAGATCGGCTGCACTAGCAAAACGGCGGCCCTCTTCAACGATTGTTCCGAGTAGCGTATACAACACCTGCGACGGCTCCTTATATGGGAGCGTCATGATGTTGTCTTTGATCGTGCCAGAGGCTACATCTACATCTCGGAATTCCGCCGGAGCGATTGGCGTGTCATCACCCTTAACCCGAAGACCCTTTGTTTTGAATCCTCCGGGGAGATTAGAGAGAGTACCCGCGTCAACAAGTTGGCGAATAATAGAAGTGCCAGACTTAGCAAAAGCGCCAATGAGATGAATGAGACCAAAAGCATAGAACCCAAATCCCGGGATGTATGAATAATGGACAAAATGATTGCGTTTTTGTTTAAGATCATCATCTGGATTCCAATTCCTTCGGATGGCTAATACGTTTTGGGTACCTTTTTCGATAGTAACAACGTAAGGCAGAGCAATGCCCGTCGGCTCCCCATCTTCGTCTTTGTCCTCGTACCCGGGGAGATCGATGTCAACGTGCATCTCAAGGATCTTGTACCGATCGTCGGATGAGGCACGAAAGCCCATCTTCTCAGCGATCTTCTTTTCAACCTCATCGAATGAATCAACTGGATCACCAAGGTCTATGTCACGATAAAAGCCAGCCACCTGTAGTCTGCGTAGTTCGTTTTCCGTCTTACGCATTACATGGGTTACGCGCTGGGAGGTCTGGATGTTTGAGGCGCCATATGGAACCACGACATCCTCCGCAGGAACAAACAGAGATACCTGACGATCAAGGCTGGGGTCAAAGTACACCTTTTTGAACGCATTACCTGCCAGACCCAAGCCCCATAACATACGCTCATGCTCTGGGCGGTACTCAACCATTACTTCGGTTAACTGATAGTTCATGTCATCCTTGACACGAATAGAGGCTTCCTTTTTCTCTGGGGTTTCTTTGCCTATGATCTGGGTCTTGACCGGGCCAGATGATGGAAAGGTCTCCATGATCGTCTCAGCCTGAAACTTAACCAGCGCCTCTGATAGCAGGGGATGGTAAACACCACAGGCTCCGGGCCAAGGCTCAGTCCGGTCTTCGATCTTTAAGCCTAGTAACTCTAGGCCGTCTACATAAGTCTGCATCCAGTCTTTGCGGCTAGATGTATCGTCCTCAAAATCGCCAAGTAAGTCGTTACATACTTCAGTTAACTCACCCTCGTCCATTTCTTCAGCGAGGTTGGCGTTGAAATCATCATCTTCTTCACCCGGTTCAATCTCAATCTTTATACCACCTGCCTCAATACTTACCCGTTCGGGATCTTCTATCTCAATTTCAATATCAGGCTCCATTTCTTGCCCGAGCAGTAAATTTTCATCCAACCCCATCGGGGCTTGCCCTATTGCTTTATCAATTGCCATAGTTTGTCCTTAAATTAATCGCCAGCGACCAGTGGAGTAATTTTCTGGCATATTAACTTTCCCGCCAGTAGCCATTTTTGGTCCTATTTTTGTGCCGCCAAGTTGTTTTGGATCTGCTTGCATTAAAGATCCGCCGCCACCACCGCCACCACCACCGGTTCTTTTCATAATTTCAGTAATTTTAGAACCAAAATGAACACCGGTACCTTTGTTTCCTTTTGGGCTTTCACTGTTAAAAATTTCAACCGGATGATAACCCTTTACCGGAGTTCTTTCATAAGGAACTTCGGCAACTATTCTTCCTGCCTCATAAGTTACTGGAGGCCCTGCTTTTACAAACTTACCATTTTCTAATTTAGTGGGTTGATATGTATGTGGCTCCACTATTTGAACCTGTGCCCTGCCTGTTTGCTTTCCCTCTGCGTCCAAAACAGGTTTTAGTCTGGTAGATGTATTTTCATCCTGCAACCAAGTGCCAATAGCATTTAATGCCTTTGGTTCCATATAAATAGTTTTGAGAGACCTATCCTGTAAGCCAGTTGTTTTGTCTTTATGATTCTCCCCACTCCTATTTCTTTGAGAAGTTTGGTCTTTAAAGTGAGCATAGGTAGAACCCCTTTCGGTTCTATAAAGACGCTCTGCATCTGGCAACTTATAAAAAGGATCGTATCCCGGCAGTTCCATTAATAATATCCCTCAAACTTACGTCTAAAGTATTCCGGCTCTTCCGGCTCGTCTAAATTAGTACGAATAAACCCGCCCTTGCGGAATCTCATCAACGCAAGGGATACGGTATCAACATAGTCATCATGCTCGCCTGCGGGGAAAGATGCAACCTCGTCAATCACTTCTTCTGCCCAATGGGTGTTCGGTGCCCACACTCTACCACTAGCGAACAGATCTGACACGGCGTTTAAGCGGGTAATTTTGTCATTTCCCCTAACCGGGGTGAATTCCTGCACCGGCATCCCCATCGCCCTGAGTTCATATATCAAAGGAGCGCCAGATGCCTTCTTCTCAATGATCACGCTGTCCGGCTCCCACTCTTTATATTGATCAATCGCCTCTCTTTTTAGTTTTGGAAACTCCATTCGGTCTCTAAAGGCATTGAGCAAAATAATATTGGTCTGATAAACCCCAGTATCGTCGGGATGTTCGAAGACTCCCCATAGGGTCATGGCTGAATAGTCAGCCCGGTTCGTCGCTTCGAAGGCGGTATCCCATGCCATAAGGGTAAAGTCACAGCGTGGCGGGTCTTCATTCTCCCAAACCTTCCACCATTCCCGTTTTATGATCGCTGAAGACTCGGAGGTAGGGTTCTGCTGGTACTGAGATTGCCATTTTGAGTTAGGAAGTTCAGTCTTTAGGGCTTCAAGTTCGTTTTTAGGCCAGAATTCGGGCCATAAAGGGTTTCCAGATGGCAAAATCGCTGGGAATTCGATAACCTCCCACGACTCCCCGCCCCTTTGACCCTCGGCCTTCAAGACTTGGCCTGTTAAATCCCGCTTTCCCCACCGAGTCATAACGACAATGATCGTTCCACCCGGCTGAAGACGCTGCCGTGGACCAGAGGAGTACCACTCGTAGACCTTATCGTAGATTTCAGGGTTTGATGCGGCCAGTGCGGCCTCTTGTTCAGAGTGCGGGTCGTCAATAATTAGAAGATCCGCGCCCTTACCAGTAACCGTACCCCCAACACCGATAGCAAAGTACTCTCCATTGGCGTTAGTTGACCAACGGCCAGCGGCCTTAGAGTCTTGTCTCAGAGATACATTGGGAAATATCTTGGCGTAAGTCTCACCGTCCACTAGATTTCGCACCTTACGACCAAAGCCAACGGCTAGTTCGGCTGTATTTGAACACTGAATAATCTTTTTATTTGGAAACCTACCCAAAAACCAAGCAGGCAATAAGTAGGAGGCAAACTCAGACTTAGTGTGCCGGGGTGGCATATTGATAATTAACCTCTTAATCTTTCCCTCGGCTATCTCCTCAAACTTCTTAGCCATAACAGCGTGATGCCTTCCGTGTATAAAGGCAGGCCATACAGTCTTTACAAACGACATAAAGTTAGTTTGCCCTCGCTCCCTCATAACCGCATCAGAATACTGCTGCGCCATTTGAAGTAAGGACTCACGCTCCCCCTCTGGAAGGGCGTTTATTAAATCAAATATCTTATTCAATGTTACGCACCCTTAACCCCTTTGGCCGAATCGAACGCGGCCGCCTCCTCACCCCGTGGCAGAGTCCTAACTCAACCAACTTCCACATCTTTCTCGATACATTCCCTCTAGACTTCTCCCCAGTCACCAATAGAACATCATCGATAGTAGGACCGAAACCATACTTCCTCCACCACTCATCAATAACCAAAAATATTTCCTTCTGCGCTGGCGTCATACCATTCTCCAAAAATATACCCCCCCCCACTTTTTTATTTAAAAAAGATAAGGGGGGCATTTCTATATCCCAAACCCCCTAAAACCTGCCCAAAAAACACACCCCCCACCCCCCTGTAACAGGCTTTTTTCCCGTAAGTCATTGATTTCATTGACTATTGTCACTATAACACCTGTTATAGTTACTGTATGGTACAAGTTCAATCTGTCCCC